ACTTATTGTATCCTAGGTTTAAGGCATTATTACCGACACTAAAAATATACCCAGATATAGGATCGTTACGATTAGTGTTTAGGGGTACGTTTCTACGTTGTACAGGTCTAAGTGGTATATGTTCAAAACGTGTCGAATTATTCTTAGTAATTCTTAAACCAGATCGATCAAGTGTTCTTGGTATGATTCTAAGGTTTGGGTTACTATGTATATAAATGGAACTCAGGATTGGAAGACGACCGATCTCATCTGGTAACGAGGTTAACTTATTAAAGCCTAAAAAAATTATCTCGAGTTTTTTAAGCTTACCAATCTCTTTTGGTATCGATGTTAATTTATTACCAGCCAATCCAAGATACCTAAGTTTTTTAAGGTTACCGATTTGTCGTGGTACCGATTCTAAATAATTTTGAGACAATCTAAGTTCTTCAAGTTTTTTAAGTTTGAATATTGATTCTGGTATCGAGTTTAAACGATTACCCTCCAAATCAATATAAATAAGGTTTTTAAGGTTACCAATAGATGATGGTAACGAGTTTAAACGATTATCCTCCAAGTCAAGTATCGTAAGTTTTTTAAGTTTACCAATAGATGATGGTAAACTGGTTAAGTTTTTATGTGATAGATTAAGGACTGTAATATTCATGTTCCTAACACCGAGGTTATGAAGTTCCTGGGGAACACTGGAGTTACTCATATACCTTTACTTGGTATTTTTATTAGTTTTAATATATTCTTCTGCTTTTTTGGGTTCGTGACATATTACGTCTCCACAATGGTCGCGGTTCTGGTAGACGGAGTTTATGGACGTGAGTAGTTCACTACACGATTTTACCGCCCACCGCCCCAGAACGGGTCGTGGTTCGGGTTTCGTTAAAAAATCAATAAATTTACGTATCATTTCTACTATTTTTTCAATTTCAATTTTTATATAGGTTTATGGTAAGATGATAGTTGCATTACTCCTCCTTATCATAAACGTGTTACTATTCGTAAACACGAAAGAACCACGGGAAATAATCGAGGTTCGCGAAAAGTATAGAATTCTCAGGGAACATCTCATAGAAACTGAAAATAAGAAATTTGAAATGTTACAGAATGAAGTACCCATAACGGCACATTACAGTATTGCTAAAGGGGCTATAGGGTACAACACCAATAAAGGAAATGAAATAGGTTTGTGTATAGACGGAGATACGAACGAGATTTTTCACGTTTTAATACACGAACTTGCACATTCGACTGTAGACGAGTATTCGCACAGTAAAGAGTATTGGAAAAACTTCAAGGAGTTACGCGAAATATGTGTTAATTTGGGTATATACCAAAAAATACCCAAAAAAACGGAATTCTGTAATAAACATGTTCAGGATAAATAATCTAACCTTATATTAACAATATGTCTGAAAACGTGGCATCGTCCGCCCAAATATTACAAGCTATCATAGCTTGGGTATCATACATGACTTTATCAAGTGTCCCTATGTTATCTAATAATTATGGAGTTAATTTAGTAACTCTTTTCTTTATCATACCTAACTTTTTACTCTATTCTATGAAAGGTGATAACTTTTTGGCCTACATGGCCATAGATCAAAGGTTCATGTTGGTCGCAACTATATCGGCAACACTGTTTGCTGCGTTGGTAACCCGAGCATCTAAAGGCGCTATAACAAATATGGAAAATTATGGTAAAACTACGAAGAGTACGGGATCTATTCTTGCACTTCGCGTAGTAAGTTTTCTATTTGGTTTACTTACTGCTTATATAATCCTTCAAAGAAAAGGTATTTTTGCTAATTCTGCTTAAGCGTATCTTCTAGCAACATAGAACACAACCGCGGCAACTGCTCCGGTTGATGCCAATCCAATAACACTTCGGTTCCCTTGTCGTTAAGAAACGATGGTACAAAGTTTGCGAGTTTTTCTTGAACTGGCTTACTAATTGCTATCGCAGTACAAACCGCGACGACGAGAGCTTGAAACTGTTCATCAGTTAAATTAAATGGGTTTTTATTTTCGGATTTTTTATCACTTCGTTGAGTAGGTTGTTGTTGCGCTTGCATCATTGGTGTTTGCATCTGCATTTGGGTCATTCGTGGATCTTGTGCCATCATTGGTGGTTCGAGTGGAGCTTCTGGTTGTCCCATTATATCTGAAATTGATGTAGAGTCCATTGTCTGTTTATTTTCACTCACATTTTTTTCAGCCATAAAACTCGGCATTTGTTGTTGCTGCTGAATGGGTGGTAGTTGTGGTACTTGAGATGGTCCCGAATCATTCGGTATGAAATTGGTCGTATGGTTATTATTAAGGTTAACCATACCATCCCCATTATCAGAAAGGTTCATTGTGTAAACGTCCGTCATATAGTATACATGTGTTTTTCGTTTTTTTACGTTTACGCGTTAGCCTGGATTATTTACGTAAAGTATAGTTTGGGTACAAACAACCAAATGTTTTTACTATTCTGGGTAAATCGTTTAATTCGTCAAAATCAGACATGTCGTGATCAATATAGACCGTTTTTGTTTCGTGACAAACATCGACTAATACACGGTACCCATCGTCTGTATTATACGTAGTACCGTTTATCTCGTTAAACGCTGGATATACCAGTGATATGTTTTTAGATGTTGGTGTATGTGTTATGTTTAAAGCCGTACAGATTTTTCTAGATAAAACTCGTATCATTTCTTCTTAGTAATTTTTAATGCAGTCGTCTTTTTAACTGCATTTCTATCACCTATTTTCATGTTACCGTGTTTTGGATTAAACATCTTCTTATGTGTTTGCCAATATTGGGGTGCACCAACCTTAAAGTTTTTTCTAATCTTTGCTTTATACCAAAAAACACAATCTTCTATTCTATTACTCTTAGACGTATTATCTAATACCAAACACTCATAATTTTCAGTACAAGAGTCCATAACTTTATTGAACATTTCGAATGTTGGAAATATACCAAAAAAGTTTTTGAATAGTTTCTCACGGTTTTGAATGATATTTTCACGTAAAATGAAAACATAATCTATATTTGCCCTGAGTGCTGGTGGGAGGTCCATGCAGTATTGCATAGTTAACATAAAAAATATCTTCCAATGGCGACCGTTCATAAAACATTGACGAATACACGTATCTTTCATAAATTTTGAATCGTACATACAATCATCTAAAAGTAAAAACGCTCCACAATTCGGTTTACCTGCTCCAACAAGTTTCCTCTGTCTATCCATAACTCGTTCAATAGCTTCCCTATCGTAATCTCCATATATAAACAAGTCTGGTATATACTGTTGATAATAATGATTTCCTTCTTCTGTTGCCGATAAAACTATTCCTGCTGGTAAATGCTTTTTGTGATACAAGATATCAGTAACAAGTGTTGATTTACCCGTGTTACGTTTTCCTATGAATACACACACCTTATCATCGGCCATACCCTCGGGTTTGAATTTTCGAAGTTGAAGATTCATCTAATCTAGTATATTGCCTCGTTTTATTTTATAAAATTTTACTCACATACAATAAGAATGGCTGGTAGAATAAACCTCGCTATCACAGGAGCTCAGGACCAATGGCTTACTAACGAACCCGAATTTTCCCATTTCCTGATGAACTATAAAAGGCATACAAAGTTCTCAACCGAAAATATAGAAACTCCTTTCGATGGTGATCCAAATTACGACACGTCCGTAGAATGTCGTATACCAGATAATAAAGGTGATCTTGTACGAAGTATGATGCTTAAGTTTACTTTACCTCAACCTACCGTACCTAATAAATCATTTATAGTGACCGCCTCTGATGGTAAATATTTTATAGACGGTGATGAACAGGCAACACTTACATTGTACGAAGGTACGACATATACTTTTAGTGTTAACGCATCTAGTCACCCATTTAGGTTTTCTACAACGACACCTAGTACGTCTGATTACACAGATGGTGTTACTGACCCCGGTACAGCTACAGTCACGTTTACACCGACTTCAACTACACCATCAATTTTATACTATTATTGTTCTGCACACTCGAATATGGGTGGTCAGATAAATGTGAAAAGTCTTAGGTACCGGGAATCTATAGGTGCGCAGATAATAGAACACGCAGACTTACGTATAGGTGGTCAAACAATTGAACGTATAACCGGTGATTATATATACATGTACAATCAAATACACCACACACAAGACGACACTGACCAGGGACTTTATTTTCTAACGGGACACGGACAATATATATCAACGAGTTCTGATTGGGATTATAGTGTTATGTTACCGTTTTACTTTTTCAGAAATCCAAGTTTATCTATACCCGTGTGTGCACTCACAAAACAGATGGTTGAAGTTGAATTAAAATTTAAAAAACTTGAAGACGTAACTGTTTCGTATACAAGAACGGATGGAACAATTTCAAATCCACCTTTAGGTGTATCTTCATCTATAAAGAAAGTATCACTCGTGACGGATTTCTTTTTCGTGACGGAAGACGAGAAGAATTTTATAATGTCGAGACCTATTGAATATGTTATCACGCAGCTTCAAGTATCACAGTTTAAATTAAAAGCCGGTATTTCTAAAAAGTCTGGTATGCTTAATTTTAAACACCCGGTAAAAGAAATGTTTTTTCTCGCTGTAAGTGACGACGTGTACAAATATAACCCAATAAAGAACGTTACAATGAAATTCAATAATAACATTATCATAAACGCAGATAACTTGATGTTAAGTTATGAACAACCTCTTAAATATTATACGGGGTTAACCAATAATAACTTCGGTGTATACAGTTTTTCCTTAAAACCTGAATTGTATTACCCAACAGGACAAGTTAATATGAGTAGAATAGCACATAACTTAATAGAAATAGAACTCGATGATCCAAGTGTAAATTTCGGACACAAAGTGTATGTGTATGCAGTTAACTATAACGTGTTACATATAGAAAGCGGTCTTGGGGGTTTAAAATTTTAGTGAGTTATACTAGTAATGGCTGGTCGTATTCAATTAGAAACATCCGGTCCACAGGACGCTTTTTTTACAGATGATCCCGAATATACGTACTTTGTAAAAAATTTCGAAAAACATGCCAATTTTGCACCGTTCATGACTGATTTGGATGTACATGGCGATTTGGAATTTGGGAATACGTTAAGGTGTACGATACCACAAAACCAAGGTGATCTCATAAAAACAATAAGTTTTAAAATAAGTCTGGACGCCATAGATCAAACAATAAAAAGTGCTTTGCACGCTAACACAACATCTATTAATTGGAACGAGTCTATAGGTCACGCGATGATAGAACATGTAGAACTTTTGATCGGTGGTAAAGTTATTCAGAGACTCACGAGTGATTTCTTAGCTATATACTTCGATAATTACGTAACACAAACCAAACAACACTGTTTGGCAAAACTCGTAGGTAAACCACCGGAAGAACTTTCGGGAACATCTGCTATAAGTACATCTATCGGTGGCTATCTATCATCGTCCGCTCAAAACTTATTTGTTGATGTACCCTTTTATTTTTATAATAACCCAGAACTTGCTATACCAATTTGTGCGATAGATAAACAGGAAGTCGAAGTTGTTGTAAAACTCCGTGATATAGATGAGTGTATACACTCTATAAGAAGCGATTCACCGTACAACGGATATATTTTATACACAGGTTTGAAACCAAAAAATCTTATAAAAAGTTTCAAAGTTACGACGGAAATGATATCATTAACGGATAAAGAAAAGAAATATATTAAAACAACACCGAAAGATTATACAATTACACAAATACAAGAAAGTCGTTCCCAGATAGAACAGAGTAGCGATCTTAACCCAGTCGTTATAAAACACAAACTTAGATTTGTAAATCCCGTTAAGGAACTATTTTTTATAATTCAAGGTACCCGGAAAACTGTAGATGGATTTTACAACGCAACATTTGACTACGATAATTCCTATAGGGATATAGATAGTGTGTACATTAACTACGAAAACCTAAAGAAACTCGAACTCCAACTCGATGATTCGTACCCCATAGAGGGTGCTTCAGGTGAATATATAAACTTACGAGCCGTTCAAAGTGGAATTCATCATTCAAGAACACAACTGTTTAGAAGATATTATTCGTATAGTTTTGCTTTAGAACCCGAACGATGGTACCCCACAGGTCAAGTTAATTTTAGTTTAATTAAAGATCAGGATTTGAAACTAACTTTGAATGCAGAAGATGAGTGTAAAAGAGAACTTAGAGTTTTGGCACATAGTTATAATATACTCCGTATAGAAAACGGTACTGCAATAACACTGTTTTAAAAATGAATCAACAAGAAAAAGATGCAACAATACAACTATTAGAACAATTTCAACAAACTGCTATAGATGTAGTTCAACCTGTTATGGAACAGGCCATCGTATGTGCAGCCGAATACGCAAAGGCGTGTGGTCGTGATATCATACTCTCTAAAGACGTGGAATACGCGATGAAATATTGCGCAATGAACGAGGTTGGTAAAAAAACTGGATCACATTTCCCAGAAATTTATGATGAATCTGAAAGTGATGAGGATGAAGATGAATTGGAAATCGAAGACGAAGAAGATATAGAATTTGTAAGATATACAGGTCGTGAATATAAGTATGTTAAAATGAACATGTCGTACGATAATTGGGATACATGGGTGCCGAAAAACCCGACAGAACAGATGTTAAAAAATGCTATAGATAGTAATGGATATCTCTGAAGAACCAGAAGGATGGGTAGACCCAAGTGATAAATATTTTAAAGTGATAGGTGATAATAGTTCCTCATCTGGTGACGATACAGATTCCGAAACTGAAACCGAAACCGAATCTGAAACCGAATCTTCATCAGGGTGTAGTACGTCTTTTAATGAAGGAAGTATCAAAATATTAAAAGGATACATGAAAAATACGAAAAAATATAAGAAAATTTTATTCGAGGAAGATTTTCTCCCAGAATAAAATGTATATTTATAGTATAAAAAATGTCTATCGCTAAAGAAACTATTACACTTGTAGCATCCGAACTCGAAACTCAATCTCTCAACGCCATCGTTGCCGGCTTCTCATTCGCTGCCGCTCTTTCGTGGATGGACTTGGTGAGATGGTTGGTTAACCAAGTCATCAAGGTCAACAAAAACGGTGGTATGAACTACACCCTCACTGCATTGCTCACAACGCTTTTGTCTATCACTGTGTTTATCATCGTGTCTAGAGTGTCCAAAAAGGTCAGAAAGCCAGCGCAACCAGTCTTCGCGGTTACTCGATAATCTTAGAACGTGGTTTTTTTATAATCATAAGTAAAAATAATCCAGTTGCAATTACCATCATTATTGGTATAAAAGAATCCCAACTATGTACATCCTCAAATTCCTTGGGGATTTCCATAGGTGTTGGTAAGGTCTCGTCTCGTCTATATTTAGGTATATTCACGAACTTATCAGTAGTACAAGTAACGGCAAGTTTTAGTATATGATTTGCGTTTCTAAAATTATAAGGTATGAGACGATTATTACTACTATAGTAAAATTGTACACGTAAACTCGATATTGTTTTTTGCGCACCACTATCGAAATTATGCTCTACAGCATCATCTACACCGGAATAATTAATCACGTCTCCACACATTAGTATTCGTCCAGTATAAAAAGGTATATCTGAAAATATAGTTTTGTTAAATTCGTCCGATCCACTGCTCAGCTTTACAATAATACCATCCGCGCCTTGTAGATTAACACTCCCGGTCTCTAATGTATAAGGTGAAGTTTGAGTAGAATCCACATCACTTGCAGTTAAACCTAAAATATCATGTGGTGTGGTTTTACCAGTTACTAAAGTATTACTGTACCCGTTCGTTCCAGTGTAAAACTTAAACGTAAATGGGTTATTTGCCGTAAAAGTTATCGCATTTGTATCTTTATCAAACGTTGAACTTTGTATTTTGCTACTCGAGTTTGCTACAACGTTAGAAGCTAAATCTAGACCGTTATAGTTACCGTTGGGTATAGTTATCTCATAATCCGAACCACCTGAATTTAAAGTAAATGTGTTATTTCTTTCATTTATCAAATACTGACTATTATGTATACGCGCTGATATTAATGATATCTTAGTAACGTCATAAATTGGTGATTTTAGAGAAACAACGTAGTCTGCCGGGTTTGGGTAAAATACAGGATCTCTTTCACTACTATCTATATCTAGAGTGTGTACCTTCATTAAAATATAGGAGCATTATTTTAATGAGTGTTTTACATTATTATTTATTATATTTGATTACGAAATGTTATGCGACAATGGGTTACCCATAAGTTGACGCTTTGCTATGTCTAAACCACTAGAGGATGAATTTGGATTTTCCATTCCCTTGTATGCGTTGAATTGGTGATAATCGTTATTTCTGTATTGTTGCGTCCATGCACCGTCTGCTGAGTTCACTCTACCATCTATACGCGAAGTATCCGAACGAACACTTGTTACCATGCCACCTTGATTGAGTGGATCAGCTCGGACATTCATACGACCCGCGCCGGGTGTACGACCCACTTTACCTCGTCTGTCTGTTGGCCTGAGTCCAAATTTAGTAAGTTCTTCAACTGTGTACTTATCACCGAACGTACGTTTTTCGCCTATTTTAGTAGATGGTGAATTCAAGTAACCGTGTGAGAATTTGTTAATACCTGGTGCTGGTGCATTGGAATATGCGTAAGCTTCAATATTACCATCCTTCTTGTTTCGGGTTGGTTCCGCTGCACGAGTTAACGCCGAAACGGTTCTCTTGGGTGCAGCTGTACTTAATGTATCCGTTCTAAGACCAGTTTCTGAACGATTTGTTGTACGTTTTGTTCTTTCCTGTTCGCCTCTTGGTACTCTACCCGACATTCCCTGGGCACGCCCGGGAACGGGTGGAAGTCTTCCAAAAAGAAACGATGTTTTCTCTGGTCTGTTATTACCAAGTTCACCCGCAACTCCTCGTCTACCACCTTTTCCGTCAAAGGCTGGACCGGAACGCCCTGGTAAAGTTGTAAGTCTGTAAGCACCGACATTTTCTGGGTTAACTCTGAATAATTGTTGATGACCACCAACTGCTGGTACATTTGGATCAACTCCCAAACCTGGACCAACTTGTTGGTGTTCGATTGGCGAAAGATTATTCATTCTACCACCGTCGTACATCATACGATTCCTCATATCCAAAACTTCACCACCGGAAGAACGAGACTGTGGAGAAATATCTCCAAATGTTGACATCTCTTGTTTTGATGAATAGCCAGGTTCAACTAATGGTGATGGTGTACCTAAATATGAATCATTGATTGATATATCTCTACTGTATAAATCATCAATTGGTGGTGGTAAAACTTCCTCCTGTCCTTGTATGGAATTTCCTTCAACTGTGTATTTTTCATCCGATTTGCTCAATTTACGACCAGCGTAAACGAGACCTGCTATAGCCAATATAGATATAGGGTCAGCCATTCTTACTTGTTATTAACATTTTTATTGATATATCTTTGCTGAAATAATCCATTTTGAAGTTCGGCTCGAGTGCTCGATGGTTCGTATGTTCTCGTTCTAAGGGGTGTTTTACAAGCAACATTCTGGAGTGGATGTAAATTTTTTTCGTATGTTTTTGCTAATATTTTATTAAATCGTGAAGTTGATTGTGGTCTAAGAGCATCACTCACTTCTATGTGTTGAGCTGGGGAACCTTTACCTGCCATGTATGGAGCAGTTCCGTACAACATTGTATTTGGTCTCGATGAACCGTAATTTAAGGTACTGGGCTGAGGATATACAAAGACTTCTTCAGTTGCACAAACGGATGGAATCGCTTTATCGCTGACCATTTTCATTCCTGGTTGAAGTTGATACGCCATTTACTATTACAAAACATTTTGTTTATGAAAAATCGAGTATCGACTAAATATATTTAAAATATGAAATTAAGAAGAATGACCAGCTGCTAATCCAGATCCTCTGTGCATACCACTTCTCTTATCCCCATTTGGATCTAATCCCGCAAACGCCTCGAGTTGAACACCTCTAGCATCTGGGTCACATAAGCGTGGATCCTGTCTACATGTTGTTGTTCCTTTTGATCCGTGTATAAATTCATAATATGGATCGTTACCTAACGAAGAATTCGCGGTTGGTGTAAATTGTCGCGCTAAAGCATTTCTTTGGAAACGTGGTAATGTTGATCTCGAACGAGAAGGTCCATATTGTATACCATTTGTTATGTAAGAATCCGTATTTTTCTGAACGGTTGGTCCAAAACACGCACTTGGTCTATCTGGTCTGTCAGTATAATCAGTCATGAGTACATTAGCACATGGGTTATCCTGAGTAGGCATTTGACAAGCCGATCCGAATTTACCGTGCGCTGACCTGGGTGGACCCTCCTTTATCATATCCGACTGTTCCATTATGTAAAGAACGCCCAAAGCTGTACCCCCTAACACGAAAATACGTATATCTCTATTAATAAGGTATATTATACACGTTGCATAAATGATAAATCTCGCTGTGGCATTAATTCTCTCTTCTGAAGAGAGAGACTTTGATGGCCAAAATTCTAATACTTTATCTGTACGAATGAGCTGTTTTGGGTCTTCGAACCAAGAAGTCATTTATATATATCAAGTTTATTTTTTACCACCTAACATGCCACCTAGCATACCCTGCATGGTTTTCATTAAAGCAGCTTCATCCAATTCACCATTTTCACCGGAACCCATTTTGTCTGCACATTCTTTAGCCACACTCTCTATCATTGATAGAGTGTCTTCTGGGATAGATTTTATAGTAGTGCCTAACATGTAAAGCGTTTGTACGTATTGCCAAATAGCATTTTTTGTATTATCTGAACAACCCGACCAATGTTTTTCGAGATTAACACCTTTCATGAAATCGAGATTCTTAGATTCTTTAATGAAAAATGTTTCGTCCTTAGACGAAATCTGATCTGCGTATGGTGTCACGCCGTTCATAAACCCATCAACAACCAGTCGTGGATTTGTTTCTTTCATCAAATCAAAAGCTGATAAACACTTTTTCAAACCTTTTTCTTCTGGAAACGTCTTATGAAGTTCCACAAGAAATTGCCCCATCATTTCGTTAAATGCTGAAACGGATGTCATTTTGTATATAATATATGTTAGATATCTTTAAGCTAGAAAATTAAAATGGTTCTGTACTTATACTCTCTTTCTTACCTAAACCATTAGATACGATAAAAAATACTAAAATAGCAACGAGTGCGGCTGGTTTTGTATACGCGCTAACCGCGAGTTTACCTTCGTTATTAAGTTTCGATTTGAAATGGATATATCCTGCTGTTATAAATCCAGCGATCAACCCTGCCCAAGCTGGATCTCTTAAATAATCTTCGAACTCCATTTACTTATACATGATGTTTTTTTGACGGGATTCGGCTGCATCTGGAAAAAATACACCGTCATCATCCTGTGTGCGTTGCATAGGTTTTTGAGATTGTGGTGCAGTATTTATAGTTCTAAATTCGTTATTCATGAAAGAGCTGTTATTTCGTTCTTCCATCATCGGTTCTCCCCCCATTGGTTCTTCCATCATTGGTTCACTTCCCATTGGCTCTTCCATTATTGGTTCTCCCCCCATTGGTTCTTCCATCATTGGTTCTCCTTCCATTTGCTGTTCATTGTCAAATGGTTCTTCAGTTGTCTCTTCCATACCATTGTCCTCAATAATATCGGGATCTTCAGAGTCACCGATTTCTGCTTCACCCAAATCAAGGTCTTGTCCTTCTTGTTGTGACATATACGTTTGTAATATTTGTTGAACAGGTATAAGTTCTTTTACTGAATTTTCGACACACACTGAAAACCTTTCAAATAACTTGTCATTTCTCGCATGTTCATTTTGTGAATCGTGGTAAATATAAGGATCGTTGTAAAGAGATTCTGCGACTTTATTGTGACACATTTGAATAAATACTTCATTTGTTGGCAGTTTAAGGGAAATTTTTTTATTGTCTTTACTTAATCGAACGGCTGATAAAATTTTAACGCAACTTACAAATACGGCTGCCAATAAATCGTTAAACCATGCGCATCTATTCGCTATATTATCAGTGTGTTGTTTTGACATAGCGTCACTCCAATTAGGAACTTCTTTTAACAATTTTTGATACATTACTAAAACTTTTCTACCCTTTGATAATTTATAAGCCTCTTCGTACATTTCTTCAAATGTCTCTATCATAACTGGGCACATCAATAAACAGAGTTGACCTAGGTATTCACGTTTAGCTTCTACTAATATGTTGAGGTTGTCCATTTATGATAAAGTAGGTTTTTTTATAGGTCATTATTATCGCGCCGCCCTGTACTTATTCGCCGTCTTTTTCAAATTAACAAGTGTTGGAAAATCTTCGAAATCTTCTTCTGGTTTTTCTTCCGATTCTTTATTAAGTTTCCTAGGTCTCCACGATATACACAGTTCAAATTCTCCTATATGTTGAACATAAAACCCACTTATTCGAAACTGTCTAATTAAGTAATGTGTTGCTTTCGTCCTGTCAAAGTGCGGGAATCCCATTACAAACGATGGTATTTGTACAAATACGTATTTTTGACCCAATTCTACGGATTGTCGTATTTTTTTTGATATTTGTTCGTGTAATTTGACATATGTCTGCTTCCTCAACCTTTTACGTTTTTCGTCTAGACGAGATATTTCATTAATACTTATCATTACAATACCGTCAAATTATTATTTTTAAAATATTACCCATTTTATATTTTTATTAATTGTATACAGGGTATAAAACCTAAATGACGTAAATTTTTTAGGGCTAATTTTTCTGTACCCCCTTAGAGCGATTTAAACGGCTTTTTGAAAATTTTTCGAACTCGGTTCTCATAAGGACCATACTTTTTTAAAAAAACATGACTTTCATGCACCCATTGTATTATAATCGAAAATATAGTGTTTAAATCCCTATAAGGGGGTACAGAAAAAATAGCCATAAAAAAATAGATATAAAATGTGTATATTTTCTATATTGTATAGATATATTTTATACACCTGGAGCAGTCACTATTCTATCCTTATCGAGACCTATTTCAGGTTTTATATTTTTAGTAGTATTGTACATCGACTGCGAATCTAAAATTTCTTTCTCGACAAGTAAGTTAGTATTACTTTTTAAGTATTCGATTTCACTTTGTCTCACGAGAGAGTAGTCAACAAATTCACTCGATGCTATACCATTTGCAAAAACACCTTCATCACGTGGTTTTTTAATATGTAAAGGTTGACTTCTCAGTGATAAAACGGCAACTTTGGGTTTATCACCTATATATTTTCGTTTATTTGTTTGAATTTGTGTATACTTTTTTATATCAATATTCAATCGGTTTTGTTCTATTTCATTTAAGAATTCCTTTTTTTTCATTCGACCGTCAATACTTTCCTTAAGTTCTTTCTCCAAATCTTTAGTAACTTCATCAGTATTATCAATCTCATATTTTGGACCCGTATTGATCACCCGTATGACGGACGAAACTATAAACCCAAAATCATAACCACCCTTTCCATGTTTAACAACCATAAACATTGCTTTACATATTTTACTACCTATCTGAGGTATAGCTTTTGTATCAGGGAGCTTAATATCATCGGTTTTTAATGGTTTTGGTGCAAAAGCTTCATACATATCAGCAGAAATAGTTTCGATTATATATGTACAAAGACCAGTACGCTTAGAAACTTCTTCGTTTGTACGTAAAACCATTTCTTGCATGAGATCTTTTGTGATCTCAGCATCATCCATTTTTTTATACATTGACATATCAACTTCTTCATCGTCTATATCAGCTGAAGGAGAGTTACTGAATTTTTCTACCCTGACCATTGACAATATAACGCATAATATCAACACTATTAAAACAACTTTGTTCATCTTAGTATTAATTTTTATTTTAATTGTGATTTAACAGCGTAATTATTTTAATGTATAGTTTTAGAATGTCTCTCTTGATATATAGTCCACAGTGTAATCACAGTTTAGATATCATAAATTATATACAAAAAAATGAAAATCTCAAAAAAATAGTTTCATACCATAATATCAATAAATTGGGTATACCACCGCAATTTAAAAATAAAATAAGTCGAGTTCCGACGATGCTCACAAAAAATGGTAAATTTCTCGTTGGTAATGAAATAAAGAATTGGTTAGAGTCGTTATTACCTACACAGGAGCTGGAAATGGCAGGGTTTGGAACTTGTTCAATGACAACATTAGACGGTGAAGGTAC